CCTTCTTCTACAATGGCTTGTGCTAGCACTGTCGCTGTTGTGGTACCATCACCTGCTGCATCTGCTGTTTTGGATGCTGCTTCTCGGAGCAACTGAGCTCCCATATTTTGCAAATCATCTTCTAATTCAACTTCTTTAGCTACCGACACACCATCTTTTGTAACGTGTGGCACACTGAATTGTTTTGATATTACTACGTTTCGTCCTTTTGGTCCTAATGTGACTTTGACTGCGTCAGCTAGGGCATCAACTCCTGCTTTGAGATTTTCTCGTGCGTCTGAACCGAACTTGATTTGTTTTTTCATTCGTAACTCCTTTTTGTTTTTACTATTAACTTATTATAATGAAAATATTGGTAAGATCAAATGAATAAAGGATAATCAGGACACCAATCGTCCCACTCACCATTTTTACGTTTTTGCTTTCTAGAATAATTCTTTTTAGACTTCTTTACTTGCTCCGTTGTTTGTTTTCCAATGTGGTGCATGACTTCACCAAATGACTGGCCCGATGCCGTCTTATCCTTGTATTTGTCTTTCATAACACTTATAAATATTCAGATCTAAAATTTGCCATTGTGTTTCTGTCCAATATTCCTTTTGCATTTCGAAACAAATAAAAAGAAGCAGCCAATGCGTTGCGACTTACATGACTGCTTCTCGGTTATGAAAACTTTTAGAATGGATTCTCCATTGTCTCTTCCGTACCTGTATTGAAGATATCTTCTTCAGCGGTTGCCATATGCTTTTGAATGATTTGCTTCACAAAAACACGCTCGGAGTCTGTGCCTCCTGACTGATCAAAGAATGGAAGAATGGCTACATCTGCTGCTTCTGCCAAAGTAAATCCATCTGCCAACAAATCACATACTCTGACTGTCATACGAGTGGATACCATAGTATTGAGCTTGCCTTCTTCTGATCTCCACTCTTTACGAGTCAAGTCTGCAATGTCTGCGACTGCTTCAATCAATCCAGCTTCAAGTTTTGGAAAACGCTTTGCCAACAAAGACGACTCACGCTCCTTGCTCAAAATATCTACTTCAATAATCTCAAATCGATCCATCAATGCACGGTCTAATACTCTGGTTGAAGTATACTCCGTACCAATATTTGCTGTGGCAATAAAGGATACGCCGGATGCTACATGAATGGTTGGAGCATTGATATCTTCATCTAATCTTAGATATCTTTGACCTTCATCCAATACTGTCATCAGGATGTTCCATGCTTCTGGATGCGCACGAGACAATTCATCAAGCAGAATCACTGCGTTCTCAGTCTGAATTGCTTTTACGAATGCTGACTGATCAAATGCTGTTTCGCCGTCTTTGAAGTGAGTGTTACCAATAAGAGTGGCTCTTGGATCTTGCGTTGCACCTAAGTTAAAATAAAAGAACGGACGATCCGTTGCTGCCGGCAATGCTTTTGCAGCTTCTGTCTTACCACATCCTGCAGGACCAACCATCATAATATTCTTACCTCGCAATGCTGACCTTACAAGATACTTCCATTTAAGATCCGTCATTTCGAGTGTCTCAGGACGAAGATCAGCTGAATTCTTAATAAGAGCTAATACTGGGTCTGCTTCTACATTTACTTCTTGTTTAGGAACATCTGCAACTGGATCTGTTTCAACCTCTGATGTTTCAATTCTTCGTGCTCTACCCGTTTCTTCATCAAATGCAAGAGCTTGACCATTTGCTTCAGCCTTTTCAATCATGATGTCTCGGAAGAGTGATGTAATTACTTCTCCTGTTGTTGCATCTGTTACGATGCCGTCTTTAACAATACCAAATTTCTTTTTCATAACCTTAAATTTAATTTCTAATTTCTATATTATAATATAAGAAATATACATTTAAGATCCAACCTTTCTAGTAACTTTTTTTGGGTCTACATGAAGAAATTTAACGTACTCTTCTGACATATAGGCAAAGTAATCTGTTTGCATTATTTTCTTGTGTGCTGCATTCAAAACATCCGCACGTGCAATGTTAATCAAAAAGTACGGTGCCTGTTGCCTTACACGACCAACTCGATCATTTGGGTTGAAGCAAATGCATTTGTATTCTTTCATACCCATCTTCTTTAAGATGCGATTAACTTGTTTTTGATAGTACCCAGTTTCTTTAGCTGATAAAGATTCTCCAACTGACATCTTCTGAGCTACAAGTAAACTTTCATATGAAGATTTTGAAAATTCTTGTATGATAGCAAGTAAATTTTCTTGTTCTGGATCTAACTCTGCCAACATTAGTTTTCTACTATCTAATTCTGCTTTTACAAATGGGCATGGCGGAAGTCCTCCGTAATCGTCAGATGGTACTGACAAAACATTGCGAATGTAGGCGATCATTCGTTTTGCTGTTGTATAAGGACATCTCATATATCACGTGGTGTTTCGTACACTGTTTTGATTACTGGAAACCTTAGGGAGTATTCTCCTTTCTGATTTTGACTTTCTTCAAAATATTGTATGGTTACTTGTTTCCCTAATAGTTGGTCTGGATTCTTATAATAATGTCGTCGCTGTTCGTGACTAAATCCTGATCCTACACTTACACGATTTCCTTTATGTTCAACTACAATATTCTTCAACATCAGCTCTTCAGTCTCTAAACCGTCTATAATTACTCTATTCAATGCATTTTCTAGATCAATTACTATATACTCTGCATCTGTGAATGATTTAACTTTAAGGACATCCATACTACGCTTACCTTTATATTCAGCATCTTTGCGTAACATTAAGCCTTCCCAATTCATATCCTTTGACAGTTTCATTTGATCTGCAAATATTTGATCATCAGCTCGGTATTGTGGTAATACTTCTAATAATTCTTTTGTTGATATCAATTGATTTGCTAATTGTAACCTGTCGCTTAAGATTCGTTTACTTGTTTTGGACTGAAATTCTTCAGCTGTTAATAGGTCAAATACAAAATATTTTGGAGTCGATATTGTATGGTTTTTCTTTTTAATTTCTTTGATAATTCTTGAAAAATTTTCATCTCCATTTTCATCAACTAAACAAATTTCTCCATCTAATACATGATTTCGTAATCCTAATGATTCAACAACTGGCTTCAAATTATCCAATGTAGTGAATTCATTACCTGCTCTAGAAAAGAATTTAGCTTGGCCAATATCGTCAATGACACATATACAACGAACTCCATCTAATTTACGACTAACATACCATCCATCTGCCCAATTGACCTTCTTTGCTGTCTTTTCGTCATATGGATTTGCGAGTGCTACATCGAAAGTCGGAATTAACCCGGGCCAAACTTTATTAATCATTGAGGCTGTTGATCTTGTTTTCAGATTACGATCAATAATGTTCCATATAAGATCTTTATACAATGGATTCTCTAACACGTATCTGTTAACATTAGCAATTGCATTATGACCTGTAATTACTCTGTTGTTTAAATCATCTAGCAAAAGAAAGAAGTCGCCATATGTATTAGGATGTCCTAATAAGTCTTGATTCTTTTTACAATTAGAAGATGTAATACCATATTGCTTAAAGGTATCATATGTATAAATTAATGCTTTTCTAACTGATTCGTGTTGAGTGTATATTTTCAACACATCCATTTTATCTGTGTTCAAATTAGTTAGATTTGACTTATCAACGAAGTCTTGAATAATTTTAAAATCTGTGTATACCATACAATATTATAAGAAATAATATTTATGATTCCAAGAAATTGATTTTAATTATTAGATCATCTGATCCACAATGTATACGATGCCAACAACCTGATGGAATGTCGATAAAATGATTTGGCTCGATTGGTATAGGTAATTCATTGTCATATTGAAATCTCCAATTTTTTCCTGATATGTGTTCTATTAAACGATTTTCTCTATCTCGATGCCAGAGTAATTCTTCTGAGTTCATATTATGAAAAAACTTTCTAATAATATATTTGTCTGTAACTTCTAAATTTTCGTACGGAACTCGTTCTTCTGCCATATTACCAGAATCTGCCTGAAACGTTACGTCCAAAATCTTTATGTGCTCGACAAGCCCAATAACCAGCTTTAGTTCTGTCCTTTTTCATATGACATCTATGACGAGCTGCAAATGACTTTCTAGCTCCAGGGTCATTCCAATTTGCCTTCATTCCAGAATCACCATATGAAATCTTAATTACATTGCCTTTGTTATTGCGAACATATACTTGATACTTTTTACGACCACCTTTGGTTGGCTTTCCTAGACTTACTTTTTTGCCTTGGTATTCTGCTTCATCGAGTGGAATTTCCATTGGGTGATCTAACGGAACACGTTTGCCTTCAAATGTAGCAAATCTACCTATATCAGTAGTTTCAAAAAGTTCTTTATCACGTCCTTCAAACCATGCATGGCCAGCATCAAACATTTCACGTGCTTCAACAATTAAATTGAAACTTGCTTCACTTTGCACACGAAATATGTTTTCAGTAATACTAATTTTATTATCATAATGATATTGCATTGCTTCTGACATCAACGCTTTTGACTCTAATAAACTTTTCAATTTGATCATAATGTTACCTTTAATCCCAATTTAGGTACGTGTTTTCTCCATGTTGCAAGAATCTGTTCTTTGTCGTCTGGAGTGATATATGAATTACCATTTTCGTCTTTCATTGCAATGAAACGATCTAAATAGTCATTAACAATTTTAGAAAATGGTTGTCTTGATTTTTTTGCTTGCAGATACATTCCTTGTATCATAGCTGGTATTTCCATTGGAAGTAGGAAATATTCTCGAGCAGGTAATTCGCCGGTTTCAATTTGTTTTCTTCGTTCCTGATCATTTGGAAGATACTTTCCTGGCAACAAATTCCATCCAGTTTGTGTAATATGTTCTATTTCATGTCGGATTGTATCTCTTAGATCCATTGCAACTTTGCTGTATATGTTTGGAGCATCTGCTGGGTCTAATTCAAACCGTATTTCTATATATGGATCAGTAGTTGCATCAGCAGGATCATCAGTCTGATCATTGTATGCATCGCCACCTTTTCTGTAATCATCAAGTCCTTCAATCCATTGTACCCGTAGTGCTATCTTGAACTCTAATGGTATTTGTTCATTTTCAACTTCATGAAAATAGATATGACTGAAATCATCACCATCTATTGTAGGTACTTGCTCTCCTTTACGGAAATATATTTTAGTTCCCGCAAATTTGCCGTTTTTTGTTTTAGTTGATTCAAAACTAGATTTGATTGCATTCAACATTTCTCTGCTCAATGCTGTTACTATTGAATCGTAACGACCTTCAATTATTAAACGTTTTAAAGATATCATACACATATAAATATTGAACAAAAAGAAAGAGGCCGAAGCCTCTCTCATCTTAACGATTTTTGTATACTACTACAATCTTTTTAGAATCATCGTCTATTACTTGTTTTATCATTGCGCCTGATTCAGCATCGCGATATACTGTAACATTTGACCCGTCAAAATTACTTCCAGAAAACTTAATAGATCTTGTAGTTGAGCAACTTGTTACAAGTAAAAAGATTGTGGTAACTGCTAATAAAACTTTCATAGTTACCTCCTTATTTTAAATAAATATTAAGTAACTAACTTTTTTATTAATCTTTACTTAATCTAAGTCATTGTAATTCCAAAATCTAGGAGATTTTTGCTTGAATGGATTTCCTACCTGTTGATAATAACAATTTAGACAAAGCAACTGTAAATTTTCTAAACGATGATCTGTGTTATCTCCATTAATATGATCTAACAATACAGGCACTGTGTCATCTGTAATTCTATGTTCATTATAACCGCAACTATTACATTCTTCTTCCATAATACCTAATGCTAACAGTCTGTTACGAAGTTTCCATGCAGGATATTTTGGATATTTTCCTTGTAGAATTTCATCAATTTGATACGGTCCAGCTGATGCTCTAGGTGCTCGTTTAGATATTCCGACTCCGGCAATATTAGTATGCATATCATATAGAGTCTTTCCCGTCTCTGCATCTGTATACATTTTAGCATACTTTTTCCATGTAGTGAATGACACTTTCATGAAACGAGCTGCTTCGGCATTAGACTTTGTATTGTCTATTGCATAACGTACATCAGACTCTGACAGATTAAACGCAGAACGGCCTCTGCCATATACATACTTGTATTGTGACTTATCTGCACACATTAGAAAATAATATTCTCCTTTTGCAATGTTATAACTGCTTCTCTAGTAGAAGTACATTCATTAAATAATTCTTGCAATCTACTCTGATGTTTAGATACACAGTCTCTGAATGTGATCGGGTACATACCAGATTTGTCTAATACTTCATCATACCAAGAAGAGTATGTGTATTTATACTGAAATAATTGTTTTGGCGTACGGTTATCCCAATATTCAATTTGGTCTTTCAATGGCCACAATTCTATTGGAATATTTGGGTCTTTTCGTCTTAATGGTTTTATTTCTTGCTGAGCAGCTTTACGATCTGATCGTTGCATAAACTTATCCATGATATTAGTTGCTCTGTCTGTTGGCGATTCGCCTTGGTATCCTTTTCTAGCCATAACTTATAATTTGTATTTTTCTTTGATTAAAACTAATTTTCTCCATGCATCTTCTGCTGCATATATATAACGTTTGAATTTTGCAATATCTTGAGTCTTTCGTGCAGCTGTTGCACGTCTCATATTGCGATGAAATGTTGCATGAAGCAACCCCATTCTAATATTTGCTATAACTTTAAACATCTTTATTCAAATCCTACATCTCTTGTATTTTTACAAAACATATGACTCAGAATACCATTACAGACCTGTATGCTTTACAAGTTCTAATTTCAACCCCTCTGCCTGCATCAACTCATATACTTCTTCTACTTCATCTTTCCACCCAACATATACACAACATTGTCCATTATGATGAACTATGTTTGCACATTGACCTGCCTGATAATAGTTATGATTACAAATTTCCATTAAGCAAGTAATTACGTGTTGAAATGAATTCTTGTCATCATTTTTTAAAACCAATTGATACTTAGATCGTCTTTTTGAGCTCATATAACTTTTTGCATTCTTCGTACATTTCTTGTTTTTCTAAATATTCTAATCCTTCATCAATAAACTTAAGTTTATCAAGTTCTGACCATGATGTGGGCCATTGCCAAACCTCTGTATTGCTAAACACAACTTTGAGAAATTTATCTAAATGATTTACATACATTCCAAACCCCGTTATCATACTTTATTATACTAAATTATGTAGGAAGATCCAAATTATTTTTTGGTTTTGAAATTTGCCATATTGATATATCTATTAGGAAACCCTTCTTGTGCAAATAATTCTGCAGTCTCTGTACGTCTAGATTCGTGTCCCCAATTCCCAGTTTTAAGACGAGTATATGCATCTTCATAATCGCCTGCTTCAATTGACTCAAACACTGCGCCATTCACTGCAGCTGAACAACCAACATTATATACAAAGTCAATTAATGCTCTAAACATATTCAATGTTATTTTTCTTTGATGCACATCAAACTCATTAGCTCTGCTTTGCCAACGACGTATACAATCAGCAGCATCATTGATGCCTGTTACTGAAAGTCTTTTACCTTCTACTTCTGTTATTTTATTTCCTGGGTATGCATACTCTGGGTCTGTACTTCCATAGCCAATTGTTAAACGTCCTTTAGGTGCACCTTTTGATTTGACATATGGCTTTGGAGGATATCCTGCCTTATCATCATAAGTAAATGGTACGAACTTTTCATGACTACGAATATAATCAAATATCATTTGTCCTGCAGATATATTTGATTCATTAAAATCAATGAGTTCGGCACTAAAATTTGTTTTAGGAGCCTCTAGTAATATGTCTTTGAGTTTAATCATCTTTTCTGGGCTTTACTTTAATTATGATGAATTCATCTTTTTGATATACATCAAATTCAGATGGAGTTAGATTATCATAATATTCTTTGTAGAATTGTACTCGGTCAAAATCTTGTTTGGTTGTTTTATTCACAACACCAGACTTTGGATACCCATATATCAATTCTTTGAGTTTCATCCCTTTGATTGCTTGCTGATCTCAATAGCTGCCAATTGTTTTAAAGCTGCTTTCTTTGTAGGATGCGTACCTAAACGTTTGCCACCTTTACTAGAATATACAGCCCAACCATCTTCTACTTTGCGAATCTTTTCATCTAAATCCTGACGCAATGTATCAATCAATTCTTTTTTACGAAACAATCCGTCATCATCCATTCCATCTTGTCCATCCATATAATTATAAACTGATTGCAAATAGTCTGCAGCCTTTGTTAGTTTAGCTTGAACCCAGGCCGGCAACTCAGCTTTTTCATCAATCATCGTACGAAGCATTTGTGAGTGATCGATACACTTTTCAAGTTGTGTTCTTGCCATTTTACCTTCATGATCATAATCAGTAGTATATGTCTTTGTTAAGCCCATGCCTTTTGTATCATCTTGGTCTACTGGTTTAAATGCCATTGCATATGGATTATCATATACTTTACCTGGTATTGGATGATACCCATCGCCTTCTGGCATAAGATCTTTAAGGCTACCTTTCATCTTCATTAGTTTAGATGACGAAAGTCCTCCCGGTACTGGCGGTGGCGTTGGTTGATTTAATGCTGGTGCAAGATCTTTAAGACCCACTTTCATCTTCATAAGTTTAGATGAAGGAAGTTCTCCAATACCAAATCCTTCTTTTAATTTTTTCTTGCTCATCAGTTGTCCTTATATGGAAATATTTTATTTAGTTTGTCTTGTCTCTTGCTGCAGCCGCAGTCTTTATTGCCGGTAATAATTTCATTAATTCGTTCTGCTAACTTATCTAATTTAGTTGCAGATGTAATCTTTGCAATGTCATCGCCTAAACCTTTACTTTTCATTCTTTTCCTTTTTTATCGGGCCACCTGAAACCCAAGCATCACAAGTTCTTTTAGACGCACACTTAAATTTAAGAAATCTACAATAACCTAATTCGCCAGCATCAATAACATCATATGGATCAGTTGCTTCTTCGCCGCCAATTCCTTTGCTAATACAATTCAAGGTTTTATTTGTTATGTCAAATGCAGCACATGTACCGCAGATCATATTTTTTAATTCATCTGCAGAATCTGTATTCCACATATCCTGTTTCTTTTGCCAAAACTTTTCATTTTCTTGAGATGGATCAGCAGGTCCATATCCATATCCATCTATTGCAGTCTGTCTGTTCTTCAAGTTGAGTGCAATGTCTTGTGTCGGTGCTGGACATTTTGTTTTTGCTTCTAGTGCTAAATGTTTTAGTTTCATTTCTTTGATTTCCTCCAAGTGCCGCCAAGCTCTTTGTATTTTTTGCTTGCCCAAGCATTTGCGTATGCTGACGGATATACATCAAACTTCTTTTTTGCTTGTGACTTTGCGTATGACCATTTGCTTGAGTCATTAGGAACATTTTTTTCTAAAAATAGATTAAATTGTTCTTCATTTGTTTTAACCTTTGTTGGCTTTTGTCCTTTTGTACGTTCGCCGCCCTTTTTAGAATCTCCTGCTTTACGTTGTGCATCTCTTTTTCTTCGTACAAATTTGGCTCTTCCATCTTTTCCTAACTTTTCTGCTTTGCCTTTAGACAAACAAGCAGAATATGCTGCTCCGTCTTTTGCATCTCCACATTTGCCAACACGATTTCCTTGAGCATCATAACGATCCCATCCTCCGCCGCCTACTCCGCCCTTTTTACCTTTACCAAACCATTTTCCTAAACCGCTATCTGCATATACTTCATCTACTGAAGCTTCTAATGCTAATGAAGTCATTACATTGCCTTGCTGCAAATCATTGAGTTTAGCTAAATGTCCTGAATTACGAAGTGTCTTGAATGCCAAGTTTTCAACTGAATATTCACCTGAAGCTTCAAGGCCTGTTTGACGCATGCGTTTCAATCTCTTTTTAAGACTTTTAATCTTCATTTCAAGTTGCGGATCATTTGCTTGAAGATTGTCTATTTCAAACTTATAAGGATCAGCTTTACGATCTATTTCTATATCATCTACTGACACTTCTTCTGGGGATGGTGTCTTGAGCCATTTATCACAACTCAAACAATATACACCAGTTGATGCATGAGGTTCATTTTCATCCTGGGCATACAATTCAATTGGCATACCTTTATATTGTAATGGATAAGTATTGTTCCAAATACTCTTTTTTGCCATCATATATTCTCTGACAAATGGTATGCTGTCATTTACATCTTTATAATTGATAAGTACGTGAAGGTCAATATCAGAAGTATCAGTCCAATTATAATTTACATTACTGCCTGTAAGAATAACTCCTTTAATTGTAGCATCGATGCCTAAGAACTCATAAAAGTATTGAGCAATCTTAAGCAGTTTGAGACGAAGACTAGGTTTTAGTTGATCACCATCCCAAAGTTTTGGATTCAATTCATTCTGTGTTTGATATTCTTGTATCATTCTTCTAGTATAAGTCCTGCTTCTCTCAATCTACGTAGATCTTCTGGATGCATGTTTGTGATATCTAATGTTTGTACACGTTTTAAATTATCTTGAATTTTTTGACTTACAGCTTCTAATTCTCTTTCTTCAGATTGCATTTCCGGTGTTTCTTCTGTTCGTGCATCTGGTGCAAAGATGTCTTTCATTGTCCAACGATAAGATTTAAT